ATAGAAAAGTCTATAATATCTTCCATGCTTTATCTTTTATCTCGCTATCTTTAGCGATGGATTCAAGATAACCCATGAGTTCGTCTATCGTCTTGACTCGGACATATGCTTGTTCTCGTTCTTTCGCATCGTCTTCGTTAGAGTAGATAATTCTGTTTAATTGGTTTTCTCGTAATTCTTTAACCACATCTAAAAAATCTTGTGATTGAAGGATGTTACGAATTGCTTCCTGTCTGGTCATTTGGTAGTCCGTATGAAATTGGTGAACCTAATAGTCCACTTAAATATCTTCCAGCTCCATAGTTACCTGTTGGTGTCGCCATAGCAGTTGGGGTCGATAAGAATGATGTTACATTCGGTGTTGGTAATGGAACGCTTTTTGGTGTTTGTGATAATACATATGCCATAGATGGGTCATAAGTATATATATCATCTTCACCTTTTGATTTACTAAAGCCTGTAATGTCTGAATCTATAGGTCTAAATGCTTGGTCACCTATTTCAATAGTTCCTGCTGCACGATTAGAACCACCGCCAAAACCCATATTGCCAAAAAAGTAACTTGGAGGTGAGTATGTAACTGTATATGGCTCATACATACGATTGTTACCATAGTAATAACCTGTGTCACCTACAGACTGTAGTCCGCTATATTGTGACGGTGTAAGACCTAATACGGCATTAATATCAATATTACTTTTAGGTGCAGTAACAATATTAGGTGCTTTGCGTAGACTAGGGTCTAGGCTAGGTGCTAATCTGTTAAGACCTAGATTAAGTAACATTACTGCATCCCTTTATTAGCAATGTTGTTAATCTTTTCTAGTGCATCCATAATCATTTTAGTTTGATCTGTTTTTGTTTTCGTATCAGCATTAGCAGCGTCAAGTTTAATCTTTAATTCTTTTAATGCAAGATCAGCTGTTTGTTGAACTTCTTTTTGCTGTAACTCTAAAGCTTTTTGTTGCATATCTAATTGCATTTTTTCACGATCTAATTGAAGTTTAGCAGCATCTGCTTGAGCTTTTAACTGTGCTTTTTCACGTTCAGCTTGAGCTAAGATCTCAGCTTGTTTAGCTGCTGGATCACCTGCTTGGGCTTGTGCTTGCGCTTGTTGTTGAGCTAACATTTGCGCTTGTTCATCAGTTACTTCTAATAAAAACTGACTATCATCTTTAAATCCAGCCATATTAACAAACTTAGCTAATGTATCTCGATATTGTTTTAAGTTAACTAGTGGGTTAGATAAGCCATATTGTGTAATGATCTGCTCTTGTTTGTCTAGGATCATTTGCATAGTTGCTAACTGCTCTTGTTTAGAGCCAGTGCCTAAACCTACATTAACTGAAATGTTGTATTCAGAAGACCATTCTCTTGGATCAAATGGCACATATTTATTGTTTACACGAATGATGCGTTCTTTTTGTTGATACTTACAAACTAACTGTAATATGCCTTTAAATAGACTTGATACACCTGTGTCTGCAAAGATGCGAGCTATTAATTCTAGTTTTCCTTGCGCAGCAGACGTCATTGCATTAACTGCAGCGGCTGTTACATTTTGTAATACATCAGGGTTTAAACCTTGTGAAGCATCACTAACACCAGAACGTTTAGCTTGGATCTCATCTAAATACTGTAACATTGGGAATGACTGAGCGGCATTACTTTGCACTGTCATAGGTACAATAGCGTTAGGGTTCTTCATACGAACTACGCCGCCTGCTGTCGATGTTAATAGATCATCTAAGTTAACTTGACCTTCAACAGCACCCACTCTGTAGTTGTTAGTAAGGTATAAGTTATCTAGCATTTGACGTGTAATTGTAGACTTAATTAATTGTAAGTCCATCGCACGGTCAGCTAGAGAGTGACCATAAAACTTATGAGGAATAGGTATAGGACAAATAGAATGGAATGGAACATAGTCACATTCTTCGTTATTAAGTATTTCATTACCTGCATAACAAACTCTCCTCATCTCTGGGATACCGTCATCATCGTAATCTGTCTGAATATAGCACTCGAAGTATTCAATGAGCTGCATTGACTCATCATCTGAGTCCATATCTGTAGGTTGCTCACCTCTTGTATATCGAGCAATTCTTTCAGGACTAAACTCTAAAGCATCACCAGATGGTAATGAATTAACTACGTCTTCATCATAACCCATAGCAATTAACTCACCACGAGTTACCATTTTTCGATGTGCAGTAAATGGTGAATCAGCAATAGTTCTTGCGCGTTTAGATATTAAAAATTCTTCAGGCGGTACATTTTCAATAACAACTTTACCTTTGTCTTTACGACGTTTAACTGTAATATCATGCATTGATATAACAGGAGATACTTCCATACCTGTCATTTCATCATATACAGCTTCTTGTGCAATTGTTGTATCTTGTTCTACAATTTCAACTTCATCGTCTTGAGCAATTAAAGCTAGTTCGTCATCATTTAAGTTATAATACTTTTCTTTTGTAACGTCAGTTTTATCTTCCCAATATGCTTTAACAACACCAACCTTTTGTAACAATGCATCTTTAAACCAGTCATGCATTATCTCGAAACCGTTATTGTCTTTATAAAATATATGGTTTACATAATCTGTAGCTTGCTCAGCAGCTTCTTCATCGCCTTGGTTTACAGGTTCAAATACAACAGCATCACCAGAACTGGTGAAAACTCGCATCAAATTTGGCAGAGCGCCATCGACTACTTCGGCGACCTCGCCAGTAACAATTTGAGACTTACCTTCTACCTCATTGCCATATGGCTCGCGTTGATAATACTCTAACGCTTGCTGTCTCTCATCTGTTGTTTCTGTTTCAAGATAACCAATTGCGTCATCTATTTCAGACTCGAGTATACTCTTTAGTTTGTTGTCATCTGCCATTTAAACTACCCATGAATTGTTTATATTTAATGGTGCATTCCAATCACTTGTACGTTCATCAAGTCCTACAGCTAAATATCTAAATGCATCAGCTGCATGTGAGCACCAATCGTGTACAGGTTTATCAAAGAATACATCTCGTTTTTCATCGTATTCTCTACGATAACTACGTAATGCATCTAAACCTTGTTTAGTTTTTATATCAAACCAGCATCGAGGTAACATACGTCTTACTGCTTGTATGCCATCATCTACTGCTAACTTAGCTACAACTGTTACTTGTAACCCAGCTTCTTCTAACATCTCTTTACGAGATTTACCTGTACCTAGTTCGCGAACTTGAACATCGTGAGGTAATAAGTGTTCTGCTTGCGTATATCCGTTATCTCTTATCCAGTTAACATAATAGTCTAGACCAACACCGTGGTTCTCTAAGAAGTCTATTAACCTTACCTCTTGTCCTACTACCTGAACAACCCAAATAGCTGTAGAATCACCAACACCTAAGTCCCAAGCGGTATATGTCTTAGCAATACCATCATATGGAATCTCTACAACTCTATTTTGAGCATATAAGTCATTAACCATTGAGCCATAATATGCACCTTCAACTGGTGCAGCAAATGAGCATTCAAACTCTTGTAAGAACTTATCTTCGCCCATTGCTTTAAATGCAGCGTCTAATTCTTCTTGGTCAATAATCTTAGTATCGCTAGCTTTAAACTCTAATAGGTTCCAACCGTCTTCCTTACGCTCTGCCTGATCTCGCAAGTCTTTAAAGAAGTTAGCGCCTTTAGGTGTACCAATAAATAATGCCCAACCTTTACGATCAGCTAATGCAGGTCGAATAACCTCATTCCATAAAGCAGGTTGTACATCGCCTATCTCATCGATGACAACGCCGTCGAGATAGATGCCTCGAAGAGAATCATAATTATCAGCGCCGTATAAACTAATACGTTTATCAAAAAAATCAACTCTAAGTTCTGCGACGTTAACAGACGCTTGCAACGGTCTAGTATATTCTTTAAGGTAGTCAAATGCTATCCTTTTCGCTTGAGTGTAAGTTGGAGCAATATAAGCAAACCTTGCATTAGGTTTATCACAGTTTAATGCTGAATGTATTAACTGGTTAATAGCTGAAACGGTCTTACCCATCCTTCTGTGCGCAACTACCACGTTAAACCTATAATCATCTACAGCTTCATGTATCTTTAACTGAGGATCTCTAGGTCTATAACCTAAGTCTAATTCAGGTTCTTCTTCTACTTCAAGTTCAAGCTCTAGATTATCTATCATCTTTTTTAGGGATACCAGTAATAATCTTTAATTGCATTGGAGCTTCTGAATCACCTGTAATTTCAGTGCTTTGTAAATCAGGTAAAGACTTTTTAAGTAATATCTCAATAGCCTTTAATTGACTAGGTTTTAATTCAGTTACTTCTTCACTAAGTGCATGATTTTGCAGACGGTTTATTAACTGACTTGTCTGTATCTTTTCCCTAGTTTTTAGTGTTTGTGTTAAGTTTTTTCTTGTTGCCATTTGTAACTCCATTATGGGTCATTACTTGTTTAAGTTGTTCCATTCGTTCTAATCTTGCTTCTCTACTCATATATAACCATTGGGCTAAATCTTCGTAGTCTCTACCACATGATATACAATTATTGTCCTTCATGCGACATACCCCATTACAAGGTGAATCGTCTAACATTTCCATCGTTTTCTTGCTGCTTTACCTCTTTCACCTGTCCAGCCTGCAGATCTAGCACAAAATGACTTACGTCTCTTTGCGTCCTTAGATCCTGGCTTAACCTTACCAGTAACTGCTGTCTTTAGTTTGCTACCTGGATTTTTCTTTTTATACGCAGCAACACCTTTTTTGGTCATGCCTGCGCCTTGCTTAACTGTTCTAAAGTTACCTGACTTTTTAGATTTACTAATCGCCATAACAATCACTTACGTCTTTTAGTAGTTCGCTTAGGCTTTTTTGCTGTTTTTGCTGAGTCTTTGAATGCTTTTGCTGTTGGAGCTCCTTTGGATCCTGGTTTTCGCATGGTTTCACCTGATCCTGCTTTAATTCGCTTTCTTTTAGCATGTATGTTTGCATATAGACCCTTTGGCATAATTATTTACCCTTTTTTCCGTAACCTTTTTTACCCTTTGACTTGCATTTTCTTGGCATGATATTTCCTTTAAATAAAAAAAAAGACCGGTGGAGAGAGAGGAGACCGGCCTTTTTTATGGAGGATTTGTATAGTAGAATTTAAACGCAACTCTACTCACTTGGTAATTATATCAGGAACGATATTTTATGTAAATAGCTAAGCATTAATTTTTTGTCCAGCAATAGTAAGTAAATTATCCATTGCTATCTCTAATTTAAGCTCATAAAAATTAGGTTTTGGACCACTGTTTAAAAATCTATAATAAATAGCATCCCTTTGTGGTTTTTCAAGATCAGATATAATTGAATCTAATACTCTTACATTATCGTCTTCTGATGATTGATACATCTCTTCAAATGCATCTTCAGCACTACCTCCTGATGATATTAATATCGATTTATTAGGATAACCTAGTCGATGGTTATCTGTACGCATCCATAAACGCCATTTATCAAGCAAATCTAATAATCGCTGCATTGTCATATTAAGTCTCCCAATGATGACTACTGTAATATGTATCGCCATAGTAAACATGGCCATGACTAGTACCTGAACCTTTTGATGTACCTTCATCAACCTTAAATCTTTTGCGGCCTTTTATTTTAAATGCTTTTTCTACATCTTCAGGCGATGGGTGAAATAATTTAGATAATAAACATTCTTGATAAATTTTATATAAGAAATGATCGCCTTTCTTTTTACCTGTATTTTCAACTATAAAGTTTTCACGTAAAAACTTAAATAAGTTTCTTGTTACAGCGAGATCCATTTGTAACTCTTTTGAAACTTGTTCTACAGTCATTGGTGTTTCTTGTAACAAATCAAGTACCATTGTTATTACTTGGTAACGTTTAAACTTAGTATCACCTACAAGGTAATCACTTCTTAATGCATTAGGGTGTTGCTCCTCTAAGACAAGTCTTCTTTTTTTACTTTCCATCTATTTTTCTCCTTATAAAATCCCCATAATTCAATACGTATTCCAGCTTCACGCACTTTGCCTACATTATCATGTTCTGCAATTTTTGTACGCCTAGAACTCATATTTTCTTTAGTTGTAACTTGAATACCAAGAACCTCATCACGTCGTATTGCTAACCAGTCTAAAAAACCAAATAAGTCGTTTTTATGTCGACTAAAAGCATTATATTTTTCGACTAGTTCACAAAGATACCCGTCTTCCTCAAGTCTTTTTCTTGTCTGTTGATTTAAGTTTACTGGCTTCTTTTTCTTTTTGTTTTCTGGCAAAACTAGTATTCTCCCAAAATGGATTTGATTCAACTAACTTAGAATTCTCATTCCTGCGACTAGATCCCTTTCCCATAGTTTATCTCCCTTTTGACAAAGTTTTCTGGTAAAAATAAATAATCTTCATGCATACATTTTGTATATGGCGCATCAGCATAATACTCTTGCACGTAATTATTAGCATGAGCACATGACTCAAAGTTGCCGATATACTTAGGTTCTTCCATTGTTAGATAAACAATTAAACAAAACTCATACATTACAACCTCGCTTTCAACCACTTTAATAATTCTGCTTCTGTTCCAAATCGCTCTTCAAACGCTTTCTTCCCCGCATGAAACGCAACACCATAACCTCCATGTTGATGGTGCATAGGGCAAAGTGGCAAGCAATTCTCTGTAGAGTTACGTTGCCCGATCCCCATACCTTCTCGTATATGGTGAATAGATGGTTGTGTGTAAACACCAATATCTTTCTTACAAACCACACATCCAAATTCAACCAGTTTTTCAAAATATTCCTTTTCTTTTTTAGTTGCCATCATATTCCTCAATTGAAGGTAATACGCATCCATATTTTTTAGCAAAAGCTTTTACATGATCGATATACTCATTAAACTCTTTTGTATTTAAAGTAGATGTTCGTTGTATAGTAATTATCTTTTCGCCCATAACTTCTTTTTCAGAACGAAGGTAACGATATGTCATTAACTCATGTGTTTCTTCAGGATCGTAGCCTAAGTAATTACCAAGTATTTTATAAATATGCCAAAGATACTTGTTCTGTGCCACAGACCTTGTATGCTTACCTTCTTTAATTTCTATGCGCCACATTTTAGAATAATCCAGGTTATGTAACTTTTCTATTAAACTATTTAGATTGTATTTTGTTAGACTGTATCTCATAGTCTTCCCAACCTTTCGATTTATAAACTATACCATCTTTTGATGTAGCTTTGTAAACTGCATCTGGAAAATGTTCTTTAATTTTTTTAATAAATTCATTAACGGTCATACAGGTCTCTCCCTATAGCTAAGTGATTTTTCTTCAAACCAAAGGCCAAATGTACCTTCAAAAGTGTGGTTACGCTGCTTTTGAACTGTAAGATAAGCTGTTGGTTCATCTTCCCTTTCAGGCGGACAATTACCTGCAAACTTAAGATCTTCGATCT